ACGCTACGAAGCACCTACAGAGTTTAGGAAGACGTTTGATGCGTTAAATTCTGAGTTACGAAAAGTAAAGGACTTAGATCCCGGCAACATAGCTACTGGTGATTATATGCCTTTGCATATTAAAAGAGGAATAAAACCCGAAAATAAAACATCAGATTACAAGTCTCCCGTTGCTTCTGTTTTAGAGTACGTAGAAGATGTACGTGTTGCTCACACCTTGGCTAAGAATTACGGCGTGGATGTAAGAAAGCTACGTCCTGTTAACAGCGCCAACGATTTAAAAAACCTTGCCACTAAACTAGAAAAGCAAGGTGTCTCTGAAGAAGAAATATCAAACCGTATTTCAAAACTAATCAGTGAAATACCTAGATCAAATACAGAAGCTGTTATCAACGCTATCTACAAAAAAGATGACGGTCTTTCAGAAGCACAAAAAGCAAACTTAAAAGACATTCTTACTACGACTTTTATCAACGGTAGAAAATCCGCCAACCAAGGTCTGGACGCTTTACGTGTTGCAGTCTCTACGTCACAGCTTGCAAAGCTTTCAAACGCTATTCTTAACTTGTCTGAAGTAGGTATTGCAGCGACTAACTTTGGTATGGTCAACGCTCTTAAGGCTTTACCCGGATCTGTTAGATCTATGTTGTTAACAGATGGTGACAAGATAGTAGACGACTTTGGAAACACGCTCAGGGCTGCTGACTTAGGAATTGTAAACCAGTTCTTAGGAGAAATAAAGCAAGCTAAAGGCGGTAACATAGATTATTGGGCTGATAAACTTTTTCAAATCTCTGGTGTTCGTAAGATTAACCGTCTAGGTCAAGAGGTAGCAATTAACGCTGCTCTTAACAAGGCACGGTCGTTAGCCAAGAAAGGTAAACTATCAGAATTTAAAGCAGCAAAAGGTTTAGACCCTTCAGAGATAAAGATAATTGAAGACCAATTAAAAAAGAAAAACATTCAACATCCTCTTATAAAAGATCTTATCTTCAGAGAAATAACAGATGTTGCTCCAGTGTCTAGAGTATCTATGCCTAAAGCATTTAACGAACACCCTAACGGAAGGGTTTTCTACAGCATGCTTTCGTTCATGATACAACAACAAAATCTACTTAGAGAAAATGTAGGTAGAAATGTTGTTAAGGCTTATAAGGAAGGGTTGAATACTAAGAAAGGCAGAGGACACTTAAAAGAAGCAGCTGATTATGGATTACGTTATACAATCCTAACCGCTGGCTTATCCGGATTCTTTGATGACGGTCGTAAGATTTTACGTGGTGAAGAACAAGCTGAGTATGATCCTGTAGAGTCAACAGCCAACCAGCTTGCTGGGTTAACTACTTTTGGTATGGTTCAGCCTAGAGCGGAACAGTATGGTCGTCCAACGGTTGATCCTTTTAACCCGCCACAGCTTTCGCTTGTTAGAGATGTAGGAAGTTTAGCAGTAGAAGGTGCTATGGGCGAAGCAGACATGGATGATGTTGGTAGGGTTATGCAGAGATGGCTACCCATCGTCAGTACAGTAGATGATTATCTAAGATACATGGACGACGGGCAGCGTATTTTTGTAGATTAAATCTCGCAGTTGTTACCCGTACAGGCTAACGTCTGTGATCCTTCAGTGTTGTCAGCGTTCTCAGAGATGTTCCAATCGATTGTCTCTGGGAATGCTTCCTTCAACTTCTCATAAGTCTCAATGTCAACAGGCTCATAAGGTGCTTGCTGGTATGTGTGTTCGCTGTAGGGCAAGAAACTAATACCACTGATCTTATCGAACTTGTTGTACAACCACTGACCCACCTCAAGAAACTCATCGTCTCTATAATAACAAGTCATTGACGGTTTGTGTTCACACCAGTAGTCTTGGTATATCTCCCATAGTTCTAACTGCTCCATAGCACCCATCTCAGACGCCACCACAGCCCCGTCAGGAGACTTTATAGGGAAGCTGAATACCTTGGTAGTAGGTGACATTACATCGTCCTCTACAGGCACTCCTGCAGCCTCTAGGACAGCACACAGTGGATCGCGTGCGTCTGCTCTTACTCGTCTAATGTACTGATCTGAGTATCGAGGGTGGATACCACTAGCAGAATCAACCAACTGACTAACAGTACCGGAAGGTTTAACAGCAGTAATAGCAGTGCTAACATTAATACCAAGCTTTGCAGCCCACTGCTTATTAGTTGCAATCGCTTCTTCTTTGATAGCAGTAAGCCACTCTTTAAGTTCTTCACGGTCTTGTCTCCCTGACAACATGGGATGATCCATGATGCCTGTTAAGCTAACACCCAGTAGAGCTTCCTCTTCAGTGTTGCGTTGCCATACCTTACGTAGGTAACGAAAGTCTGTTAGGGTAGCCTGTAAAGTTCCAAGGATAGCCGCAACACGAACTTTTCGTTTAAGGTCTGAGAGCGTATCGGTTGACCTGACAACAACTTCCGATAGATTGCAGAATTGGTAAGGCCGTAGGATGATTTCGCTACATGGATTAGTTCCAAAATCATAGGTAGCATCTCGTCGCTCGTTCTTTGCAGCTTGTCTTTGACTTGCGACTCTAGAGAACATACCTCGCTCTCCTGAACGGGACTCGTATAAACTTTTCCACTCATTTAAAAATGCCTCAAAGTCGGGTTTCTCTGTATAACATGCGCTGTTGTTTGCTAGTCCTCGTTGTGGGTTGTCTTGCCACCATTGTCCTGACTTGCAGCGTCTAAGTCTATCGTCGGTAAGATTAGAGAGACTGATGAGAGCGGACCTTCTAACTCCCCCGACGACGACGATCTGTGCAATCTTACAGCACAAATCGTGACACTCGATGGAGGAAAGCTTACGTCCAGCAGCCTCCCTAAAGATTTCTGTGGTAAATTTAAACAGGTCAACAAGAGGATCCGGACCAGACGCTCTACCTCCGAAAGTTTTAAGGGTTGCCCCTGCAGGTCGTACTCCACTGATGTCCCACTTTGGAAGCTGACCCGAATACAACAGGCTGATAAGTTCTCGATATGCTTTAGCCCATCCAATCTTTGAGTCAGCGACGTGTATAACTGTATCTGTGGCATGAAAATCCTCCGCAACTTCTGGTAGTTTAGATACATATTGTCGTTCAACAGAGAAGCCTACGCCTGTACCGCACATAAGAACGTACATCATCTCATCAAACGCTTTAGGGTGATCGATAGGTAGGTAGCTACAGTTAAAGCCAGCTACGTTGTCACGGTCAAGAGCGTCACCAGCAGTCATTAACGCTCTCATGCTAGGCATAACACTCAGGTCGTGAATGTCTGCAAAGATACCGTTAGCTTCTTCGAGAGTGAGCTTACCTTTCTCAATCCAGAAGTTTAAGTATCTGTCAATTGTTTCTTCCCACGTCTCACGTCGTTGTTCATCTGGTAGGTAACGAGCGTAGCGGGACTTGTGAATGTATTGTTGATATGCGTCCATTAGTCTTCCTTATCGTCTACTTCATATATTTCGTAAGAACCATAACCGTAAAACTCAAGATCTTTTATACGATACTTTGCTGCTTCTTTTTCAGTATCAAACGAGGTAATTTCTCGTATGTGTTCTTGGTCTGAGTTTTCATAAGATATAAAAATCCAACTCATTATCTTACTCCTTTGTTCATCTGTATATCTAGTCCAGTTAGTTATCTCTTCCTTGGTACGGTTACATCCTGTACAGATGTCGTTAACTAACTTGCATTGTTTAACGCAGGGACTATCCATTTACTTCGTTGATTAATCTATCAATGTACCACCGACACTTACGTAAGTCTTCAACAGGCTTACCTTTGTAGTCATAACGCCATAGGTACTTCAGTGCGTTGCCTTTGAGATAACCACGAAACTCATGCTCAGGCATTGATGCTTTGATTGCTTCGATGGCTTCAACTGCACCTTTGTTGTAATGGTCAGGTTTATCTACAGGGTCTGCTTTCTTCCGTATTGAAAGATTGTTTAGTGCAGTGACTGTATCCCAATCTTCAGGGCTTGCG